CACAGAATGTTTTACCTGTACCAGCAGCTCCATAAAGAAATTGGTTTTGACCTTTCTTCCAAGATTCAAAAACAATTTTCTGGTTGTCTGTAATTGGTTTTATTGTTACAAGATTGCTAGCGTTTATTTCTTTAGTTTTTTTTGTACTTGCCATTTTATATCCTAATTAAAAAAGATGAGGGAGGCCGACAATCGTTGCAAGTTCGGCAAGAGGGTATCGACCCCCCTCTGGTGCATAGGCGGATTGACTTCCAAGCTTCCATAACGCCGTGCGTCTGTGCTGAAGTGTGATTTCTCGCCTGCACCATTACTATTTATAATCTATTTTGTTAACCTGTTAAGAACACCATGTTTTTTGAGAACTTCTCTTGTTTTAACATCTTTAATTGATTTAGTTGAACCACCATATCTATCTGCAAGTGGAGAGCCAGGATTTGAATGTGCAATCTGTTCTAACCTTTCATTCATACCGCCATCAATCTTTTTTGCTGTTGCGCTGATATGGTCACCAACAAAAGCCACTAGCACTGGTCTTTGTTTAATATGAGGATTGTCCAATTTATATTGATCAAGTTCAGAAATTTTCATGAATCCTTCGAATTCTTCTTCAGTCTCTTCATTATAAAAATTATATGTTGGCATTAAAGTCAATCTCCGATTGTGATTCTTTTATTAATTTCTTTAAATTATTATTTTCACTAGATAATTCTTTTATTCGAATGTAGGCATTGTACAGCTGTAATTGCATACTTGCTACTTCTTTTTGCCAAACGTCTTCATACTTCATTATTGAACCACTCTGGTATTGCTCTACTTTTCCATTTTGCAAAGCTTGATTTTTCTAGTATATAGTAATTTTGATACGCAAGAACGGCATCGTTACCTTTACAATAATCAGGCATACACTGAGGTGGATCAATAAAATCATTGTGAGGAATGTTTGTTGGCAAATCCTTGAGAAAATTTATGTAACCTTCACACGCATGTTCTTTACCATAACGATGTGTATATTCTGCAAGTAGTTTAATCCACAAAGAATATATCCATTTGTAATTTGTTTTAGATTCCCGAACCCATAGGTTTGAAGGGTGATTGACATGTGATGCTTTCATTAGACTATCTTCCATTACTTTGTCTTCTAATTTCCAGCGTTTAATCTTTCTACCATTCTTGGTTAGACCATAATATTGAGTACCGTCAAGTACACGATGAGCTGTTGACATAAGTTGAGCATACTCGATAACCATTTTACAAACATGTTTATCACAGTGCATTTGAGCTGCAATCTTAGGGTTGTTATCTAAATAAAATATATTCATTACTTCACTTTTTTATCATTTAATAGTAACATTCTACCAAGCTTTTCATCATTTGTCAATACCCTTTCTGTTTCAATCATATCAATAATTAAAGTGGTAATGCCAACTTCCTTATCTAATTCACGAATCTTTCGTTCTAAGTTTATAAGAGTTTCCCTGTAGTAGTCTATCTCTTGTTGTTTACGAAATCTTTGCTCAATTAAATCTGCTAATGATATTATATTTTCGGACATCCTAAATTATCCATTTGCAGGGCCTGGCATTTGATGATAAACTGCATGGTCGTCTACCATGTATTCATCAGTCCAGTTGAAAGCTTCCTTAACAACATTTGCTGATAAGCCTTTATATGCTTGATGCAATAGCCCATCTTTGGCTGCGATAAGAACATCTGCTTCAGTATCATGTAAACCCTCAAGCAATTGAACAAACATTGATTCTCTTTTCATTTGACTAAGCTTAGGATTTCCACCCTCTATGTAATGATATAGTTTCCTACACTCATATGAAAGAACGCTGTGTTCTGTACCAGCAGGTGCTTCATTTCTTTTAAAAGGAACTTCTCCATCTGGTAATGCCCATGTGACTTTAGGATCAAATGATGACTTGACAACCATTCTTAATGCTGGACTGTCATACTCTTTTAATAGAGCAACCTTGTTTTGTTTTGTTTTTGCTTTAGACACTTTGTCTAAAATTTCTGATATTAATAAATCCATTCTAAAATTCTCCTATAGATTCAGTTAGAGTTTTTAACCTCGTTTTAATAAAATAGTTCAGTAGTTTACTACGGTCATTAACTGGTGCTTCCTTATATATATGTAGTATCTCAGATGACAATTCTTTTGGGCAACATGTTAAATCAATCAAGTTTTTATTTCTTTGATAGTTTCGTTTCACTTCATCATTAGGCAAAACATCATCAATGTTATTGTCAATCCAAGATGAAATCTTTTTAGCACCTAACGGTCGTTGTCTCAATCCATCAGTGAATGTATTATCTGGAGACAACACGTTAGGTATGCCGTCACTGGTATCACCCTTGAAGATATGTTCTTGAAGATATGTAACAGGATTCATTCCACCTACCATTTTTTTAGTAATCGGACTATACTGTTTCACATTAGGATACTTTTGTAATTGAATAAAATCTTTATCGCCAGACAGTATCATAATTTCGTCAGAAGATTCTGCACTAAGAACACCAATAACATCATCAGCCTCTGCACCATACACCTCTACAAACTTATAAGGTAGGTTCTCAGAAAATTCTTTTTTGATTTTATTAAGACATTCAAAGATAGCATCCCAATCATGATTAGATTTTTTTCTGGTAGTTCTCCGAGAAGCTTTGTACTCTGGAAAATAGTCACGCCTCCAATAATGTTTGGAATCATAACACAATACCAACTCACCAAATTCTGATTTGAATCGAGTACGATACATACGTAACGAATTAAGAATCATATGGCGAACCATATTTTCATCTGGTTTAGTTTCCTTAGTCATATGCAAATGCATCATAACACTTGCGACTGAAATTTGACTCATATCAACTAATATCATTTATCATCACCACCTTTAAACAACTCAATATATTTGGTTAAATTATTCATATCAACTTCAGTATGTTTCATGCCATCATCACTGATGTTAACATGAACAAATGTATCTACAATTTCTTGTGTGGGGTATTTCATTTTCAAAGCTCTATATACCAATCCCCGTGTAAACTCAATTATAATACCAATGTCTTGTATAAACTTTTCATCATTAACTACAATTTTATTATTATGACACATTTGGATCATGTTAACAATTAATTCCTGTGTCAAATCTTCAGAAAAATTCTTTGCGATCTCTGCTTCAACTTCATCAGAAGGTTTCACATATCTTTTTTTCCATGGCCCCTTAATAACTTGACCAAGTTCATTATCTTCTTCCACTTAAAATTCCTCGTCATCCATTTCTTTTGTCCATACATAACCCAAATCAGGATAGAGCACACCAACAGTACGTTTTGGTTGACCTTTTTTAGGCCCATACCAGTAGTATGCTAATGCTACACACCGACTTTTTACCTTACTTTGTTGGTATTCTCCATAAAAATTATCAATCCAATCACCAGTGCGAAGATAACTTTGCATATTACGAACATATCCTTCGTGGGTAGCAAGTCTTGCAGCTGCACCTTTAATGTTCTGTCTTACAGATGTACGTTCACTTTTTGCAAGGTCTTTCTGCGTTTTAATCCACAGTTTAACTTTCTCAGGGTGCAATGTATGTTCATCGTTTAATTCTCTTACGCTGTTATGAACACCAGCGTTACCATAGTCAGGATTATTTGCAAGTCTCGTTGCTCTTGCTTTTGCGAGACGTTCTGATGCAACTTTCTTTTGTTCCTCAGTCATAGGTTTGCGTTTCTTAGGTGTTTCCCACTTACTGTTGTCCGTAGTAGCAATTATTTTCTTTCGTACCATATTACTATTTACCCCCATTTAGAAAAAATTCAACAATTTCTACTTTTACTTCCCAATGTCCTTTACACTTTCTTTAGTTATTACTTGATACGCACCTTTATTGTATGCTGGTGCGATGGTGTAATTAGATGATATTTTTAGTCTCTCTGAATTATCTTTTTTTGCACAACCATCTATACCAACAGTATCTATACGACTAGGTATGAATTTTGTTTCTCTGCGATATACATATTCGTGACCTTTCCACTCTACAAATTTTTTAGGTTTAGTTTTGAGTTGATCAGGGTGGCATCCGTGCTTACGAAGAAAGCTATCGTGGGCAGCACGAGCCGCAAGAATTCTCTTGTTTTTGGTGGGTTTCTTTTTCCGTGTATTATTAGTTGTGTAATACACAGGTAGCATATGCATAGTCATAATATAAATTTACCATAAGTTAGTGAAGAATGTCAAGTACCTTTAGTATGTTTTTCAATAATTTCAGTGATTTTAATCAATTCTTTTTCACCATCAGCGTCTAGTCTAGTGGAAATAAATCCATCTTCTTCAAGTTTGTCAAGAACCCAACTTACGACTTTTTGATGTAAAGTATCATTTTGAATATATCTACCGATCACATATGCTGTGATAATTGAACCCATTGCTATAACAGTGTGTAAGTACATGTCCATAATATTATTTATACCTTAATTTTTTTATCTCTTTTTTCATCTTATGTAACCATTATACAGAACTGAACAAGCTTTGTCAAGGCAAATTGTTGAGTGTAAGTTATTGGTTTTTAACGAGGTTTGAAAATAGTTATTAATTCATCCTTACCTTTGACCTTAATTTTGTCCAATTCGACACCTTTTAGGTCATCTGGTAGCTGTTCTTGGGTATATGATGAGTAAATCGTATTGACAATACCGCCACCGCGAGTCTTATAATTACGGGTAGCAGCTTCTAATCTTGCAGCCAGATTAACGGAATCTCCAATAACCGAATAGTCAAATCTAGTGGTACTACCCATATTACCCACAATACACGTTCCTGTATTGACTCCACTACCGATATTAATCTCTGGTAGTCCTTTACCCTTCCATGCAGCTTTTAGGTTCTCAGTCTCCACCGCACACTCCATAGCAGTACGAACTGCCATTTCTGCATGGTTTTCACAATCCAGTGGTGCGTTCCAAAATGCCATAATGCAATCACCCATGTATTTGTCTACCGTACCACCGTTATTCAAGACTATCTTGGTCATGCGGTCTAGGTAGTCATTGATACACTCAACTAATCCTTCTGGGTCATCATTGTTCTTATAGTGTTCTGATATAGGAGTGAACCCAACAATGTCCATAAAGAGAAAACTCATTTCTCTACGTTCACCACCAAGTTTCAATGCTTCTGGATTTTTCTGTAAAATTGCAACCTGTCTTGGGTCAAGGTAATGTTCAAACTGTTTCTTAATCTGTTGGCGTAATCTAAATTCTTCCATGAACCGTAGGAAAGCTGCAATCGACCAAACAACAAACATAGTGAGAATAGGATAAGACCAATCTATTAGATAACTGTATTCAGTAAATAGGTATGAACTACCATAGTAAGACCCTGCAAGGAATAATGGTAGAAGTATTGCACCAAAATACCAGTTTAGTGTTAGCACCGCGGCAGTTAGTACCAATGATGCTACTAAGGTGGCCGTCAGCTCCGCTAGATCAGACCAGAATGGCCTTGTGATGTTCCTTCCTGTCATCATGGTTGTTATAGATGCAGCTATCAAATCGTGGCTTTGAATAACTCCAACTGGTGTTGCAACTGGATTATCGATACCAGAAGCAGTTGGCGAAAGAATTACAATCTTTCCCTCAAATGAATCATTGTCTGTTAATTTGTTTAGTGCATAGGTTTTTGTTTTCCATTTGAAATCAATCCAAATAGAACCATTTGCATCAGTCATTATCTTTTTGTATTTTGGTATGCGTAGTGCTTCGATACCACCCTCACCAGTTTTCATTTGGTAACTGAGATCACCAGCAGCTACTCTTAATATCTCCATAGACAAAGATGGGTATAGTTGTCCATCTATTTGAACCACCAAAGGCATTCTACGAACCACACCGTCACCCTCTGGTGCAATTAACATCATACCAACACCTATTGCTGATTTCGCAAAAGACTCTATGGGCCCAACCGCACCTTTATAATTATACACCCACGGTTGCCATGGCGTACCTATCGTTGCAATTCCTCTAGGAACAGGATTACCTTTAGTTTCGTTTGCTGGTATTTGACCTATGATGGTGGGAGTCTTTTTCAACATCTCATCAAATTGTTGATCACCACCCATTCTATCTGCATCTGCAAACAGTATAGGTACTACAACAATTGCAGCTCCCATACGATATAATCTTTCAATGTCTTTTGCTAATTCATCTCTAGGCCATGGCCATTGACCACGTTCTCTTATAGAATCATTATCTATTTCTACCGTTACAATCTTTTCTGTTATCGTTTCTTGTTGTGTTCTTTGATGTTGGTCTAGTGCTTTCATTCGCACCATGTCGAGAAACCAAGGGTCTACAAAACGTATACCACAAAATATAATAATAACTAAGATAGAGACAATCCATTTTTTCACTTCAATTTCCTTGTGTTAATGATATTCCACAACCCCCAGAGGTTTGACAGTTCTGTGTAAGAGAATACGATTGGTTTGTGTTACCCCGTTGAACCAAATCTAAATCTGTGTGATAACTTCCTGTTAAATCTATTGTCGCAGTATGATTTCCATCACCCTTTTGCATAAGCTCTTGTTCACCACCATCTGTTCTTATCGTCATATTTAGGGTCTTATTACCGTTTCCTTTTTGAGTAATAAAGGTATCATTATTTTCTCCACCGTATGTGTATAGTTTGACAGAGTGGTCTGCATTGTTTGTTCCAGTTTCTTGACCAATTTTGATGGAGTTGCCACCAGAGTGTAAATCTAGATTTACCGTATGGCCACCATACTCTGAGTTGGGTGTAGAACCAGAACACGTTGTATCAGAACTGCTATCGAAAGTTGCACCCTGACACACATGAACAGCATTGCTATTGCTTTGTATGTGAAAACCTATTCTGTTTGAGTCTGAACCAGCTGTATTGTTTTGTTCAAATTTTATATTGTTATTTGTTCCATCCAAGTCACCACCCCAATTTCTACCTGAACCCCAATAGGAAACCCAACTGACTGTGTTGTTATTTCCCTTTTGGTCAATATTAAATACGTTATCATCGTGAGCCATAGTGAAGTTGACAGCATTGTTATTGCCGTCTTGATTGACAGTTATTGTTGTATCATCACTGGTAGTAATTTGTTCTATGAACACACTGTTGCCAGCGTGTGCAATACTACTCAGACTGATAGATATTAATATTATTAGTAGTGTTGTCATCTGTTGTTATCTCCGGCACAGGTATTCCACCCTGTGTCAAATTAATTACATAACCCCAATCAGCGTTTAGTCTTAAATGCACCTCGCTACTTCCAACATGCCTAATTATTTCTAAACGAGAACCATCACGAAGCGTATTGACTTGAGTTGCTTTGTTGAAACCACTTGTCCTACCGTCTACCATTTCTGCGGTGGCGGTTAGTGCAATCAATTGGTCTAACACATTCATTAACAAATCTACATCTAAAGGATTAATATCCAATTCAGTAAATTCTAATTCGTCTTCATCAAGTTTATTCTCATCTAGCACTTTAAACTCTAAAAAATCCATATCTAATAAGTTTTTCATACTGCTAGATTCTCTAACTAGTTCTATAATTTTTTCTTTGGGTGGTTTGATTATTAATAAATTATTAATTTGGTCTAAAGTTAAATCAAGTACAACTGGTTTAGTTGGCATACTTTCACCATTTGTAACTAATGTGGATTGAAATGCTTGATTAAGCATAACTTGACCAGCTTCACTCTCTACTGAAATTTTACCTACTGTACCGTCTGCATTGGGAAGCAGAATAATCAAAGACTTTCCAACTTCATCAACGGTCATACTGAACGCAGTTCCAAGAACACCTATTCGTGCTGTTGGAGTACGAATATCAACATTCTGAGCATTTAGTTTTGCAATGTTACCACTTGCATACCTAACTGTTCCCAATGCAACATTCATTATAAGTTTAGACCCACCTTTATTA